TCTAGCTTCTTTGAGTCTATCCAAAAAGATTTCCGCTTTAACTTCCGTCGAACTATACTTCTCTTCTCCAACAATAATGTTCTGAAGTCCTTGTTTAATGTCTTCATTGAGAACTTTATACTTTTCAGGACCAAGAACTTTATTTAAATCAGGAATAACGAAATCAGCTTTTGTGGTATAATCGGAAACGAGAACTCTACCGACACTTTCGTTTTTAAAGAGCTTCTGCATGGCAATCAAATTATTTGGGTTGATGCCCCCCTTCTCTGGTTCCGCTCCCATTGTAATCAATAGAATGACGTTCTCAACGGTACGAGTGATGGCTTGATCCATTTTTTTCAATTCAAGCTTGGCATTAATATCTTCCAATACTGGATAGCCAAATGGAACAGCAAACGGTTCGTAGTCTTGTTTTTTGTAGAAAGCGAAAATAATTTTGTTTGGATCAAGCTTGATTTTTAAGCCGTTTTGATAATAAGCTCCCTTTTGGATGTCTTGTCTTACATCTTCTGGAAGACCATTAAAGGTTTCTCTATCTTCATCGGAAACTGGGTTTTGCAAACGAGCTAGCTCATATTCAGAAAGGATTTTTTCATAAGCTCCTGTTTCGAAGCTGGAACCTCGTTTCGCCACGATATCAAACGGGTTCAATAGAATGTATCTGACGGGTACTTTATTAGAGGTTGGCTGTTGATCAGCAATTTGCTTAATTAGTTTCGTAAAATCTCCAGCCTGAATTGTGCCATCGACACGATAAAAGAAAATATTGCCACTACGATAAAACTCTCTAAAGAATTGATCTTTCAAATGCCATAGTTTGATTTTTTTAAACCATTCATTAAAGAAATCGCGACTTTTTTGCGAGCCACCTTCAAGATACAATTCGGTATTAGCGAACTCTGACATGATGTCGATAGAGTTTCTGAATACAGCTACGTTTGCATAAGCTTTTTGGCAAAGCTCGATTGCTTCGCGCACATTAACGCCGTCCATAGCATAACTGTAAGGCAGAAGACCGTTGCGAATGCTGCTGAAGCGATCATGAGTTCTTGAGGTCGCAGCTCTATTTCTACGGCTACCGCTGCGAGAAGAGCTGTCCACGCGAGAATATTCATCGCTGGCAAAAGAAGTGTTCAACGAGGCTTCTGCAACGTAAAATGGTTCGCCGCACAATTCTGGCTCATATTGTTGGTGAGCCTGTGACATGATTTTTATTGGTTCTTTTGCAAATTGATTCCAATAATCAGATTTTTTATTATAGTGTCGCTTATCCATTACTCTATATTACACAAAAAAGTCCAAAAGTTAACTTTAAAAGTCAATCAACAAACATTGGTACGAATGTGGTTTGAGTAGCTGCTTCTGGAGTAGCCATCATATCGAAGTAAATATTCATTAACCAGTTGCCCAAAACAAGAGCAGAGTAAGAGTCTTTCCTTGCTTTATCAGCGTTTCTTTGTTTCTTTAGGTTATAGGGTAGATCAAAAGATTGAGATCCATTGGCAGTGGTTGACACCTGTATCAATGCGCACTGGACTTTTGTAATGTCGATTGTATCTTTCAAATGTTCAATTAAGTCAATTTGTTTCGCGTAAGAATCTAGTTCTTCATTGTGTTTAGAAAATGTAATTTCATCAATTGGTATTGTCGCTGATTTTTGACGGGAATAATCATCATCAAGTGCAGATGCTGCAAACCAAATCTTTTTATGATCGAAAGCGGCTTGTAGTATTTCATTAGCATACCTAATCCACTGCGAGCTTGGCTTTCTCAGTATACATATTTTTTTAGATTCTAAGTTGTATTGATTTCTGGCTGATCGCAAATCGGCACTGTAATTTTGTGGATCATCAAAATCAGAATCAATACATTGTATGTGGATTCCAGCTTTCTTAAAAATCTCACTTTCGTTACAAGAGTTGATAAACTGAACGCCACCGTTGTAGTCTCCTACAATCATTTTAATATTGAAATGCGTATAAAGATAGTGGAAATAAACAATATGCTTTTTCAAGTTTGCACCCGCCATAGCATAAGAATGAACTATTGTTCCTGATTTTTTCTCAGGATTTAATTTAATAATGTGTATCGCAAAATCATCAGAGCCTTCACTTTCTGACCAAGATGGGTCAAATGCCAAGATGTATTCGCTAGATTTATCGCCGACGACTTCTACCGCTTGCCCCTCTCCGTCTTGAACGGTGCAGAGAGCCATCTTGCTGACCTTAAAGTAGCCAGAGCTATCATCTGTGAATATAGAGCCAAATTCTCTTTGGAACTGAGCCTCGCTCATAGTAGCTTTAGATTGATCCAAAAGGTTTTGATCATAAAGTTGTTTTGGAGCGCAGTCGTAACTCAAGTGCATAATTACTCGATGTGCGTTGTCTTGCTTAGATGGATTAAGAATCAAGTTTTCATATTGTTGATAAAGCTTATATAAATATTCGAATTTATACGAAGCGGAAGATAATCCTATAATTTTGTTGTGAGACCATTTATATCTTTCATCCTCTGTCATTTTACCAGCATCAATCATCTTTGTTTCCAAATCGTACATTTTTTGGCGTTCCGTTGGATTTTCGACAACCGCCAAGAATGGAAGGATAACCTCGTTGATAATTTTTTCTGGCATCAAAAGAAGTTCGTCAATAATCATTCGTTGGAAACGGAATCCCCGCAATTTCTCTCCATCTCCAAGTGGAAGAGCAATAATTTTGCTGCGACCGATCTCCATAACCCACTGGTCATTTGATTTGCTTACCTTCGTAATGCACTGAGATAACAACGCCGATTTGGGGCTTTTTGCGATTTCTTCAATCTTGTTGAAGATCATTCTACTTTGACGGAAAGATTTGGATATGATACCGATATAAACCCCTTGATTCAGAATAGCATCCATAGCGGCGAAAATACCCGTTGTGAAAGACTTCGAGAGTCCCCTTGAATTGTGATGAACAATACCATTTCCGATATAGCATTCTTCGTTTTCTACAGTGATATCTACAGATGTTACTTGGCAAGGTGTGATAGTTTTTACTACAGAAAATGATACTTGTTCTTTTTTGATTGAATCAATAATATCTTTGGCATTGTCCGAAAGACCATTTAGTTTATCAAATTCATTCTGCGATAAGTCGATTCCCCATTCTCCATTTTTTTGACAAATTTGCTTACGAGATCCCTCTGTTTTTAAGAATTGTCCGAATTTAGGAACCAGTTTGTTTTGATAGTTTCTTTTACTTGATCTATCAATGATCTTTTGAAGATTTTGTTTTTTATGGTAAACGACGAAGTCAATTTGATCTTGAAATTTTTGCAAGCTGTTAACATCTTTTGCCAATATCAAATCATAATAAGGAACTTCTTTGTGTTGTCCCGAAAATCGTAAATTAGATTCGATACCCAAGTTGTTTAAAAGCATTTTAATTTGTCGCAACAATTGCAGAGACGTACTCTTTAAGCCTACTTTGCTATTCCTGGGCTGATAAGATGCGTATCCATCTGCGTCAAACAATCCGCCAATCAGAGCGCATAAATTTTCTTTTGTTGCGCCAAGTATTTGATCGCATATAATCTTATCTTTTGATTTTAGGGATTTATCCCAGCCGATTGATTCTAACGCTTTTACCAATTCTCTATTGAAGATCGAGTATTCATAAAAATTCAAGTTGGAGCTTCTTTGGCGAGCGCACATTTTAAAATCATTAGCTTTGGTAAATTTTAAAATAGTGTCTTGAATTTCACCGTTCTCCGAGCAGTAATGGACACCACCTTGATTGAGAAATCCGTCGCCAATTACATAACCAAGCCAATAGAATAAGTGTTGTTTGTTTTTGAAGTTAAAATCTTTAAAAACATCCTCTTGACCCCAAACATCAGTTCCTAGCTTTACTGGAACGATATCTCCCTTCTTGATATTTTGTATTTCTTCGAACTGGAATTGAAAGTCTCTAAATATAAGAGTCTTGTGTCCCATTTTTGCTTTGAACGAATCTCCAGATTGTAAAGCGATTTCAAGTCCATCTTCCAATGGATTGATGCGCTTATCTGTTACTAAATTAAGTTGCTCGCGAGAACGAACCATTTCGCCTACTTGAATATCTTTGATTTTTTTAAAGCCATTGCTCGACAAAACGTATTCATTCTCATCTAAACACCAAATGCCCAAAAAGTAATCAGTCTCCATCATTGCCTTGATTGCCATATGTTGGAATGGAAACAGTGTGATCCCAGAAATAAGTTCAGAAGTAAAAGATGGATTTTCTTTCAAGAACTTATACAAAAGAATTTTAGCCTTGTCTTCCTCAATATAACCTTTTGTTGCTAAGATTTCTTGATTTACATTTTCGAATTTTTTATGTAAAATTTGATGTCCTTTTTCCCAAGCCATATTTATTTAATTTCAAAGTAGTTCATTTCTCCAGCGTCCAAGAAATATTGGACATCGACATTCCACATCTTCTCACCAAGCATAAGAAGTTTCGGAGTTAGTATCTGACTGCTGCTTCTATTTTTTGCAAATACGAATTGACAGCAATCTCTGAAGTCTGTTTGTAGTTCTTTCATATTATGGAAGATATAGTCTAAATTGAATCGTTTCGGAGCGTATTTGTTAATTTCTCGCATCTTGTGCAAATCGCTTTCAACGACAATAAACAGAAAGCATTCTGATTGTCTGCATCTTTGTAGTTCGCGCACGAATCTTTTATATTCTGCTGATAAAGTGCTGCAAAAGTCAGCGAATGATTTTCTATCGACGTAAGTATATTGGAAGTTTTCTTTAGTAACTGCGTAATCACCAACATCTAGTTTTAAAGGTGAAGAGTTTTTGAATTTTAGAGGCTGTTGCTCTCTAGTATCAATCAAAATCTTTACATCTCTATAATCATTATGAAATTCTTGTGGTAAATTAGAGCCAAACATCGGTTTTACTCCACATTCTTCACACACTTTCTTGTAGCTACCGAATATTCTTTTGTAGATTCTAATTGGTGGCAAATCAGATGTGAATAGCTCTGTAGAGCATGGACCATAATCCAAGCCTTTTCTCTCAATGCGTTTTTTAAGCAATAAAATTATATAATTACCGACCTCTTTTTGATCTGCGGTATCGCACCATTCTATCAATTGATCGTAAGTGGCGAAGTCTCTCTCGAAGTAATCTTCATATGTTTTGAATTGAATGGCGACACCTGTTAATTTATTGAATCGTGGATAATGCTTAACATAATAATCCCCCAACATCATACTATGTTTCTTGATGTGATGGTGTAGGCTTTTTAATGAATCAAATGACTCATTGCATTCTTTACAATTAAATGACATGGTCTTTAGATATGCCGAGTATACGGGCTTTCCACTCCTCCATTCCCTCTAATCTATTAGCTTCTTCTGAGACTAATTGTTTTTGCATTTCTGCAATTTTGACCATATTATTACGTTCCTCTTCGTCTTGGAAGAATTGAACTAGAGCCAAAATAGAAGCATTTTCTTTTTGCTTATTCTGCATCCTGGAAGATCTGTCGCCTTGAAGTTTTTTAGTTAAATTTTCAATTCGTGTTTCGCACTGATGGTATTCGGAACTTTTAGCTTTGATAATCTCCGCGAGTCTCACACTCATTTCCTCCTGATCATTAGCAATATCGAACATATCGTTAAGTTTGTTCAGATGCTTACTAATCACTTCAAGATTGATGATTTCTTTACATACGTTCATATAAAGGTTGATTTCATCGGATGTTAAATCTGGTTTATCCCAAGTTAGACGTATAAACTCATGTTCGAACAAATCCCTATCGTCCTTTACCGTATAATTATTCATAATTTTTACGAAACGTGAGTTATTAAGGTTTACGGTTAACTTATCCACGCAAATCCTGTGCTGGCGATTAATCTTCTCTTCCTCAAAAACACTTCCAGTAGCATCGTTGATTTTTTTTACTACCCTACCCGCAGCTTTGGGAGCTACGTAGCTTGACAGCACAGAATCTGTGTCTTGAGATGGATTGTAGTCTGGATTTATTTCGCGCATGAGGGCAAAAACTGCCCTCTGTTCCATAGACAGTGGTTTGATTTCTTGTTTGGGAAATAACAGTTCAGCAACAGCTAGTGAGGATAGACCAGCGTTTGCTTGGTCGATAATAAATTCCTTTTGTTGGGATGTGAAGACAATTCCTTCTTTTTTTTCGCGGCGAGCAGTATTGAACTTCATACCTGATGTCACCATGT